GCGGGAGGTGTTGCCGGGATGGTGTGCCATCCAGATTGAGGGAGTCAAGAAGGCTGATCCTCCGTCGATGCGGTACTTCCTGCGTGACATGGAGGAGTTATTGGATGAACGGTCATAGTTTCGCTGCAACACACGACAACGAACGTGTGGAATGCACATGGTGTCTTGCCTCACCGCTGAGTGCGGAAGGGCAAGCGAAATGCCCCGAGATTCTCTACAGAGAAGCACGGGACAGGTTGCGGGCCAGCAGGCTCGCTCAAGTCCACGTTGTCCGTGAGGATGATGTGGAACTGGATAGGATGGCCGAAGACTTCGGTCATAACAACAAGGAGGAACAGTAATAATGGAAATCAACGGAACGGTAGAGTCAACGGAAATGGAGTTCACTGTAGAGGTGGACACGGACGAAGTGTGGCGTGATATTGAGGATCAGGTCAACGAGGTTGCCTACGAGCAGGGCAGGGAGGCGGCGCGTGACGAGATCCAGAACGGCGCCATTGACGTGGACTTCACTCAGGGTGCAATAGACCTGCTGGAAGACTACAGCCCCGGTAACGGGTGCGGTTTGGCCCGTCTGTTTGAGACAGCGGTTCAGGGTGCTGTGACGGTCAACGACTTCTTGAAGGATGTCGTGCTGGAGCAGGTCGGTGAGCATCGGGATGGCAACCCGCAGACCGCTGGTTTGTCGGAGGATGCGGTGCGTGAAATCGTGCGCACGGAGATCCGTCACGCTCTGGCCGACGCCTCAAGCGGCGTGCGGGAGCGGCAGTTGGCTGCACCCACCGCCTGAAATCAAGTAGAGTAAACACAACAAAGGAGAAGAGCATGGAAGTATTTGACACACACGAGGGACACCACTTTCTCACCAAGGACAAGGTGGAGCATCCGTTGGATGCCCATGTTGTCATGGAGGAGGCTGGTGCCCTGTTTGATGTGGCTTACCCCGCATCGGCGTATGAACTGGACGTGCCGTGGGGCGGGGCGAGGGTCCACACCCCCCGGGTTCAGGAAGGCGCCAACGCTGGTACTCCGCTACACAAGTATGTGATTCGCACCGACACGATGGACGTGTTGGGGCTGCACTCGCATAAGTATGCGGAGACTGAGGGGTACCGTTACATCGCTGACATGGCGGAGGAACTGTTCCCGCAGAAGACCACATCCTGCACGGTGTTTGGTGTAGGGGAGAAGATTGCGGTAACGCAGGAACTCGTCGCACCGGTGGACTTGGGGGACGGTGATGTCATCCAACCCCAGATCTGTTGGATCACCTCGTACAATGGGGTGTGGGCTACGTCGGTCTACGATCTGACGGAACGGTTGTTCTGTCAGAACCAGTTGATTGGCAAGCCTCTGGTGAAGGTGAAGCACACCAAGAACCATGACAGCCTGTTGGAGATGCGGGTACGTATCCTTGAGGGGTCGATTGCTAGGGCTGAGGCTTTGGCAAGTATGGCCCGGGTTCTCAAGGATCAGGAGTACACGGATGCGCAGTTCCACCTGTTGACGGAGCAGGTGCTGCCGCTTGCGGACGATCTGACTGATCGTCAGCGTAGCAACGTGTATGATCGGCGTTCGTACTGCAATACGGCGTGGAATGCGGAGCGCGTTGAGTTCGGTGCCGGTAACCGTTGGATGGCATACAATGCCGTTCAGGGCGCTGAGCAGCACAGGATCAATGGGCGTGCCCGAGGCGGATCGTATGATCCGATGAAGGCGATGGAGAAGGCCATTGACAACAAGACCCCGTTGGCAGAGCGTGCAATGGCCCTGCTGACGGTCTAAACCAAACAAGAAAAGGAGAATGTTCCATGTATGTATGGACCCGAGGAGAGATAGCCGAGGCATTCGGCGTGAGCGTAGGCACCGTGTCCTATTGGACCAAGGTGTGGGGTTCCGAAACGGACCACCCATTCCCCGAACCAATAGCGGTACTGGCCCTGCCTAGAAGGCGACACCAGCAGGTGTTCGACCCGGGCGCGATGCAGGTGTGGTGGGCTGACCTGCCTGAAGCCAAGCATCGAAAGATGTCGAAGGCGCAGACTGGGGTGCGCAGGCCCCGGACCGCCCCGACAAGGGCAACCACGCAGACGATGGATGAATCCATCAGGGAACTGGAAGCATCTATGGAGTTGTTGGTTGAAACGATCAACGAACTAGAGGTCCTGCGAGCAAAGGTGCGATATGGCTGATACTCCCCGAGTGGGAGAGATGATCGTCTACTGCACGTTCTCAGGTATGAGGCGTGCGGTAGAGGTCACCGCTGTGCATGAGGTTGTCAAGAATGGGCGCCCCGGCTTTGACGGGGTGGACACGAGCGGCAACTCGTGCTGGGGGTACAACGATCAGATCGTCCCCGAAGAAGAAGCGTACGTTTGGATACTGAAGGCGAACGCACCATGAGTATCATCACGATACGGACCCAGTGTCGTGGTTGTCCACGGATAACCCGAACCGATGTAGACGAGGACAAACTGCAAGAGTTTCTTGACAGGCGTGAACTGGTCCAAGAGTTGTTTCCTCTACACAATCGGGAGCAACGTGAGGCAATCATGGGTTATCGCAACGGGCACTATCTGTGCCCCAAGTGTTGGCCGGATGAACAGGCACCGGAAGACGAGGTGGAAGAGTGAGCATCACGCCGACCGGTCCTGAACAGACCATCACACGCAAACAACTGCTCGCTCATCGTGACGCCGAAGCGAAACGGCTGCGCGAGGAGTGGGCAAAGGAGAAAGAGGATGCAAATGATAAGCCTACAGGCTAGTGGGGCGGTGCCCCTTGTATGGCATGTTGCCGAAGGCTACGGTGATGGGCTACGACCGTTCATTGGACGGGTACTGGCCCACCTGTCAGGTCCAAGATGGAGCCACCCATACGTCGTTTGGAACATGGCCTCAGATGACGGGGTATCGTTTCGGTGTGAGCGCGGCGACTACTGTGATACAATCGGACAAGCCGAAGAGATCTTTGCCCAAAGGGCACAGACCGTCCCCCGAAGGGGCGGAGTAACCAACCAAGGAGAAAATGAGAATGGCTAAGATACTGGAAGCACTACCCCCGCAGATCCGCAAGGGAAAGGCGGAGCAGTACCCGTGGGCTGACTGGTTTGACGGTCAGGCGCGGCTACTGGAAAGTGGCATCGACTATGATGCCGAGACTGTCAGCATGAAGTCTTGCGCTTACGCTGCTGCACGGCGGCATGGCGTGAAGATTGCGTTGCGGACAGTCGGTGACGATCTGGCTCTACAGTCTCTGTAGAACGGATCTGACACAGGTCGTGTGGGGTCGGGGTCCCCTCCTTTCGCCCCGGCCCCACACACACTGAGAGGAGATACATGGCAAGCAACGAAGAACTACAGGTAGAGATAGCCGAACTGAGGGTTGCCGTTCAAGGCATGTTCGGGATGCTCAAACATCTCACCGTCGAAATCGGTGATTTCTCACATACTTTGTCCGAAGTTGGCACCCAGTTTATGACAAGAATGGGTTTCATTTGGGAGTCTTTAGGCGGCAAAGTTTCTGAAGAAAACGCCCCGCAATCCGACGAAGAACCAGTTGAGGATCCGGGCGGCGAAGTGATTCAGTTCAAGCCCCGCGACAGCGAGGAGCCCGCCGACGCCTGACCCGGCTGTAGCAGCCCATGGCATGGCATGGTGTATTTAGGCTAGTACATGCCATGCCATGCCATGGGGGCATCCACCACCCACGACCACCGACCTGCTAGGATTGAATCATGCAACCAACCGACGACCGAATCGTTCTACGCCAATCATGGCTGGGAGAACTGGCAATGTGCCCCGAAAGGGCACGCCAGTCAATGCTTGGGATAAGCCAAGACACCCAGTCCACCTCCACCATGCTGGGGACCGCCGTCCACTACGGCATCGAACAATGTTTGACCGAAGTCATGGAAACCGGGAAACCTCTAACGAGGGCCAAGACCGTTTCCATGGCGACGAAGTTCTGGGATGACCACCGGGACGAGATCGTTCGCTGGAACCACAAGGAGGACGAGCCGGTAGAAATCATCAAGGCCAACGCTGGCGTGTGGTGGGACGAGGTGCGACCCAACGTGCGCCCCACGGCGGTGGAGTGGACGTTTGAGTTGCCACTCGTGGTGGATCACAAGCCGGAGATATGGCTCAAGGGAACGATTGACTGTGTGCAGGAGTTTCCGCAACCAATCATTGACTGGAAGAACCCGGGGCGTAAGCCATCCTCCGAGTGGGAGAAGAAGCGTTGGTCGGTGCAGGCCGCAGCGTACACTTGGGCGGTAGCGTCACAGGCCGACAACGGTCTGAGCGAACCGTTGGGATTCCAGTTCGTGCATCTCGTGAAGGGAACGGTGCATTCAACTCTTGTAGATTTCGGACCTGCGGAGTGGGCCAGTCTGGTTGCGCTGGCTCGCTCTGCGGGTACACTCATAAACGCCGACCTACCGGTGTGGCCCCTCAACATGACGGGCTGGCATTGCGCCCCCAAATGGTGCGGGGCGTGGGCTACGTGCCGCGGTAGGTTTGCGGGACCAGATCCATGGAACCAACTATAGAAAGGTAGACCCATGGTTGCAGCAACAGCAAAGAAAGCAGAAAACAGCATTACGGTATTCCGTAGGCAGGTCATTCAGACGGGGAGTTACGAACCCGCTGAAGCGTCCTGTTCGGTGACCATCAGTGTGGACGACGGCACGTCAGAGGAGGAGGTTGCAGACCTGATTACCCGATGGGGATCGGTGCTGGAACTATCCAACTACGAGGCGTTGGGTGTCGGCTACGAGATTGCGGAGGACGGCACCGTGGCGATGCTTGAAAAAAGCATTCCCGGGGCTAGTGCGAGTGGACCCCCAGCCGTGGCCCCGGCCCCGGCTGCACCCCCGGCTCCTGCCGGTGGCGGAGGCGGAAGCCTTGAGGATGTCTGGCGTAACCTGATGGATCACCAGTCAGACTGGTGGGACCCGAACTGGTCCAAGAAGATGGACCCGAACTCCAACTTCAACAAGAAGGGGCCGGACTACAAGCGCCGGTCCGACGGCAAGGGGCTGTGGTTGACGAAGCAGGACGGGTCGTGTCTGGTACCCGGCTGGTTCGTGTGCCCGTTCACGGGTAAGACTGCTGCCGATCTGGCGTCTATCGGGGCACAGATCAGGGCCTGACCGTGGCGACCATCATCCCAAAGGATGAGGTCGCTGCCCGCCTCGCCGCCGCCCAGCAGGGCGACGGTGGGGCGGCAGGCCACCCTCCGCAACCAAACAGGTGGTCGCTGACCACCACAGTCGTAGATGAACTCATCGGGTTCATCCGTAACCCATCGGAACGGTGGTATCTGGGGTTCCCTGAGGTGGACCTCGCCACCCGCGGTATCGGCAAGGGCGAAGTATTGATGGTGGTGGGGCGATCCCACACCGGCAAGTCTCAGATGCTGTTGAACAGCATGGTCACCAATCTGGTGAACGACCCCGAAGCCCACGTCGTGATCTTCTCCATGGATGAGCCGCGTGAACTTGTGGCGATGAAAGTGTTCTGCCTGCTGCAAGGGCGGTCCTCCACCGATGTAGAGGAATCAATCAAGGCGGGCGATGAGGCCACGTTGCAGGCCATGCGTGACACCGCCAAGAATGAGATGTCTCGCATCGCCATCGTGGACGAGTCTCTCACGTTGGACATGATGGCTGAGACAATGGACGAGGTGCGGGAGTGGTGGGGATGCAACCCGTCGTTCTGCATGATCGACTATCTGGAACTGCTACCCGGTGGGGAATCTGACGCCACCGGTGTGACCTCCAAGGCTCAGGCGGTGAAGCGTTGGGCGAAGACGCAGCGGGTACCCATCGGGCTGGTGCATCAGGCTGGGCGTGGCGCCTCTTCCCCCGGGTACTCTGCCGGTATCTACGCTGGCCGGTACGGTGGCGAACAGGAAGCAATCTTCGTCATTGAGGTGTACCGGAAGAAGGACCGTCAAACCCTGTCTGACTGGGAGAAACGGTACCACGAGAACAGCATCAATCTGAACGTGTGCAAGAACAAGCGCACGGCACGGATGGTGGACCAGACGTACTATCTGGATCCGGCGTGCGGGCAGATACATCCGTACTGGGAGGAGTTGATTCCCGGTGGACAAAGATGAGATAGCCAACAACTTTGCCGTACTGTTTCGCGGCGGCAAGGTGGCGTTGGACACCGACGGCGAGTTCCGACCGTGGACAACAGACTCCGGTGGGTTCCAACCAGCAGACGGCAAGGACTGGCTGTCCATAGCGTACGACCACCTGTGGGCAGGCCCATCCGTGGGGGTGTACCCGCTGGTGCTGCACGACGAGCAGTTCAACGTGTACTGGGGGTGCGTGGACTGGGACACGGGGCCGCAGGAATCCATGATCCACGCACGCAACGTGCGAACGGCGCTGGAACAACTGGGTGTCACCGGATGGGTGGAACGGTCACGGTCCAAAGGGTTCCACCTGTGGGTGTTCTTCACCGATGCGGTCCCGGCTGTAGCAGCGCGACGTGGGTTGCTTGCCGTGTGCGATCTTGTTGATGCCCCCACCACCGAAGTAAATCCTAAACAGGTTGAACTGAGTGGACGTGGATGGGGGAACGGGGTTCGCCTCCCGTACGGGCACCTGCGACAGCGGGGCGGTTACAACGAGGTAACAAACCCCGAAGCAACCATCAGCATCGTGCCTGTAACCCAGTTCGTACCCGAAGCAATGGAATCCCGCACCACCCCTGCCGACTGGGAGGCCGTCACAGCCCTGTGGAGGCCCCCTGAGCGCCCCCGCAGGGCCGACACGGGTACTACCCCCACCACAGGCCCTCTGGAGGGCTTAGCGGCCTTCATACGGCGCCTCGGTCCCGAACCCTCACCGCACAAACCAACAGGGGACCGCTCCATCGCCATGTGGAAACTCGCCTGCGCAATGACACGCCAAGGATACAGCCGACAAACTATGCTACGAGAACTACGAGGAGCCGACATCGAATGGGGACGCAAGTTCGCTAACCGCCAAGACTGCACAGACCAACTCGAACAACTCCTAGACAACGCATACAAGGACGTGCATCAACAGTGACCGACACATACACCGTCGTCGTAGAACGCCGACCCAAGGTGAAAGCCCGACCCCGGCACACCAAAGGCGGCAAAGTATTCACCCCAGCCAGCACCCTCCAAGAAGAAGACTACGTTGCGCAGGCATGGAAAGACCAAGTAGGCGAAAAAATCTCCGGCTCAATCGAAGTATCAGTCGTCTACTCACCCGACGCCACCATCCTGCACGTCACCTCGTCACCACACAACGCAAAGACGCTACGAGGCGACTTGGACAACTACGTCAAACTGACGTTGGACGCGTTGAACGAAGTGGCTTGGGATGACGACAGTCAGGTGGTGCGCATCCACGCATCCAAGGTGGACCGTCAGGAACCATGATCCACTACGTCGTTCCCCCCACCATGAAACGGGACGCCGAACAGATGGCCGACGAAATGGGCAAGTTGAACAACTCCATACGGCAAGGCGACGGCAACGTCTACGGGTTCATAGGCGAACTGGTGTTTGCCCACCTCACCGGGGCCAACCAGAACAACACGTACGACTGGGATGTCGAAATGCCAGACAGCCGCACCGTCGATGTCAAAAGCAAATGCGTCACATCACCACCCATGCCGCACTACGAATGCTCAGTGGCATCCATCGGAACCAACCAGAACTGCGACTACTACGCCTTCATGCGGGTACTCAAAGACTGCACCGAAGCATGGTATCTGGGATCCATACCCAAGAAAGACTTCCTCAACCAAGCCACGTTCATGGAAGCAGGGGTATGGGAAGACCCATCCAACGGGTGGACCCCCACCATCGACTGTTACAACCTGCCAATCAGCGACCTGCACCTAGACGAAAGCAACCCGGAGAACCTCTCACCGCTACCCCAGTAAGGTATACTCTGATGTGTGGCAACACGGCGAGAATACCCCACCGACCCAACCAACTGGTTCAGAAGCATATCTGGCAGCGACAGAGAACGCGCCCTATCGGGGTCACGCCCGCTGACAGAAACCGAAGCAATAATGCGGTTGGCCCCCCACGAGGACGCACCCGCCCCATCCCTGCTGGAAACAATAGCCCTAAAGGAAGCGGTAGGTGACGCAGTAGCCGGGCTGGACGACGAAGACGAATGGATCTTCAACGCCCTGTTCATCGAACAACTGTCATTGAGAACAGCAGGACGTGTACTGGGCATACCCAAAACGTCGCTGGCGCGCAGACGCGACTACATCAGGAGACAGTTGATGGCGACCCTAGCGGAATCGCCCGCCGTGGTCCAATGGCTCAGAGAAGGACTAGGACTCCGTGCCTTCCAAGCATTGGCGGAGCATCCCCATGAGTGAACCGGTCCACACGGCAAACGCCTGCTGCGCATCGTCCACCCCGTCCATGCCAGCGTAGAACGCCGCCAACAAATGTTCGGCCTCTTCGGGGTCGAACACCAGCAGCATCCCCAGCAGCCCATCCGGTGACCACTTGGCGTGAATGCCATCGTGGGTGTCGAACAGATGGGCTGACTCCTGAAGTTCAGCGTAGATTTCTTCCTCTACGTACGCGTGTTCCGTGCTGAACTGTGCCCATGCCGCCTCTAGGTCCTCCACGTTACCCGGCTACCTTCTCCTGTGCGTACGTCTTCACAACGCTGAGCGTCGCAGCAACCGCCGCGACGACCGCCGTCTTGGCCGAAGCCAAATCGCTGATGACAAACACCGCCAAAAAAGCCTGCGCGAAAGTCCACGCAGCCCGTTCAATCATGTTGCTCACTTCTTCTTCCCCTTGTTAGATCGTCTGGAGTAGTCGTAGGCAATGGCAGCGGCCTGATCCCGAGGATAACCCTCACCGATCAGAGTGCCAATGTTTCGTGCAATGGCGTTCTGGCTCTTACCGCGCTTCAACGGCACGGCTAGTACCCGGGCCGACGCGGCTTCTTCGGCCCCACCTCAATCACGCAGCGCCTTGCGGGCACCGCTCTTCGACGGCGAACCGACATGACCGATACCGCTGCCCCGCTTGACACTGGTGACCAGAACCTGACCGGCCTGCACCTTCTTGGGTGTCGAACCATCCCTCATCGTGACCTACTTTCCGAAGGGACGGCCACCAAAAGCGGCATTCCCCAGATTAGTGCCACGCAGATACGCGGCAGCCTTCTTCGCCTTCTGGGACATGTCCCACATGTTGAATGACGACGTTGAGTCGTACGGCTGATCGTCCTGAGAGCCAAATGTGTCCTCGAACGAACCGTACCCTTTACCCTTTGGCATTATCTGTTCCTCACTGTAAGAACAAGGCACCGAACGTGTTACCGTCCACCACCCCGTTGACTTTCAGAAACCCCTGCGATTCCTGAAACTGCTTGACCGCTGACCTAGTGCGTTTACCGAAGATCCCGTCAACGACACCGGCATCAAAGCCGCGGTCGTTCAACCGTGACTGCACCAGCCTGACCGGCAACCCGCGGGCGCCACGCTTCAACGGCTTGCCTTCAACCTGCGCCCGCAGATCCCTGAAGTACAGGATGATGGCATCCCAATCAACCATTGATGGTTCCTTCGGGGCAGCCATACCGCTCTCAACCCAGTCCCCCAACCAATCCCCGGGACACGTAGTGGTGCCCTTGCGGCGATGCGTTTCAACCCACAACCCGCGGCCAAACCACTTCTCAGCCTCAGCGATTACCGTCTGGATCGACTCAAGAACATTCGCATGAGGCTGCTGGTACCCCCACCCCGTATAGCAGATGGACATCGACTTGGCGTTCCAACCGTTGGTTGCCGCACCGCGGGCTTCCCAGCCTCTACCCTCAAAGATCGTTCCCGTTTCATCCACCAACCAGTTGTATGCGATCCCATCCCACCCCTTGGAGAGATGGTGACGCTCAAAGGCGTGGACGGCACCGGTGCCTCTGGGGCCGTTCTCTACACCAGAGTGATGCACAACGACGCCTTCGACGCGCCCGTGGCTGATCCGGTGGAAGCCCTTGCCGCCCGGGGGCGGGGTGGCTCCCCACTGGTAGCGAGAAACGTACTTCATACTCATAAGCCTTAGTGTCCCGTCACCGTGTTCTGCTGATGATGTCCATGCGGTCGCTGCGTTGGGCCAGCCGGTCGTATCTCTGGCTTGTCAGCCAGTTCGACTGAACCTCCGGTGTATTAAAGTTAGCAGACATACCGAACATGGTGCTTAACAAAGAGCGGGTGAAGTTTCGCTGGTACTTGGGTTCATTCGGCAGGAGGCGCCGCACCAGCCCAAGAGTCGGCAAAGCGTTCGTTATCAGGTAGATGTGATGGTCACGCATCTTCCATTCGCCGCTCGGGGAGCGCACAGCGACCCCAGCCAATGACAACGCATCCATCACGAACGGCACACCAGAGATGGCAACAGGGGCCTTCTGGTAGCGCCCGCTGAACGGGATCCCGTTGAACACCTGCTTCCCGAACGCCACCTCCAACGGTGCCTTCAGGATCGGTGAGGCGCTGGACAACAGGGTCGTTGCCGCCTTCTTCCAGCCGCCCCGCTGGAACGGGTCGTACCGCCCCAAGTCTTGGAACGGAATGTCGGGCGCCGTGTAGACAGTGCCGCCCTTGGCAGCAAATGGCAGGCGCACCCCGAACGGCTCCAAGAAATAGTCCGGCACAACCCCTTCGCTTTCAGTTCCCAACTCAAGGTTCCGCTTCGCAGACAACAACTTGTTGTACTTGTCCGGGTGCTTCATGATCTGCTGCAACTGGTACGGCACGTTCTTCCGTGTCCACGTATAGAACGGGAAGATAGACTTCATCCACTTGCGCTCAAACTGTGTCAACTCGTCATAGTCGAACTGCGACTTGGCGATGCGTGCAAGCGCATCATCCACAGAGCCGCCGTACCGCAACGTGTCCATCCCCACACCCAGCCGTACAACGTCCTCCACCCAACTGTTCACCGTACGCACAGACTGATACGGTGCGAACCGTGGCGACCACGGCTTCAACGACACCGAGTACTGCTTGCCTCCACCAGAACGGCGACCCACCAGCAACTCCATGCTGCGGGCGTTCCTCAAACCAATCCCCAGTTCCACAGCAGACACCGCCTGACCGCCGCCACGCACCCCAGCCTCCAACAACTCCACGTAACTACGCAGATCGGCGTCATCGGCACTCTTGGCAAGGCCACGGGCTGCCCGCAGGAACGAAATGTTCTTATCCCTCGCCTCCCGCGCAATGCGGAACGTCATCGCCGTGGATGAAACAATCTCGTTCAGGTTGACCCCATCCAGCCATGCGTTGAAGAACGCACCGAAGATGTTGCGCTGAACGAACCCGGGTGTAGCGATCATTGCCGACTTCAGGTATGTCTGAACCTTGTTCCACCCCTTCCACAAGAGTCCCCATTCCTCGTGGTCGTTTATCTTGGCGAACGCGTTGATGATCTCCAACATGTCCTTGTCCAACGCTGCGTCACCAGACATCAGCGTCCACGGACCCCACTGTGACTTGGAGACAGCATCCTTGAGAGCAACCTGAGCGGTCTTCCGCTCCCCGGCGTTGAGCGCAAAGATCCCTTCCCTCACGGACTTGTCGGGGACGACGCCCGGACGGTCCAGCCCGGTGGCACGCCCCTGAACCTCGTTCATTACGTCCTTGAACGCCTGCTCTATCCTGTTGGGTCGTGCCGCCCCAGCACGCGCCGTCCGCATGGCCGGAACAACTCCCTCTGCTCCCGGCGCAATCCCCTCCATCAAACGCCGGAACTCGGCCATCTCTTCATCACCCGCAGTCTCAAGGAAATGCGCCCACTCCCTCAACTCCCTGTCAGACGCCTCCTTCTCCAACCACGCAATGTCCTCTATGTTGTTCTTGGCCTTCTGCGCCTCATCGTTCCCGTACTTCGTGACCCGCACCACCTCCGCCTGAGCGTCAGTCAGATTCTTTGTGGCCGTCGTGTGCGCCGCCTCCAACTCCTTGCCGAACTCCAACCGGGCCACAACCTCATCGACTGTATGCTCTTCATCGTAAATACCACGCTTGAGAAATCCCTCGGGGTCCTCAAATACCCATTCCCGCGGGATCGTCAGCGTACGCTCGCCCTGTCCACCAACCACAACATCCCGAACAGCCCCCCGCGACAACGCCGTATCACCCTGACGCGGATCCCTGAACGTCCCCGACGTAGCCCAATCCTCAAGCCCCAACCGCCGGATGACCT